CGCACTTGCCAGCACGAGCGAGTTGCCGAGTGCGTTGGCGTTGACCGTAGCCACTTCTTCGGTGATCGCCATGCCGCCCCATACAGGCTGCGTGACACTCGCGGCAACGACGCCAGAGGTCAGCCACATGCGCGACGACGTGTCGTCGAACGTTGTGCCTTGGACATAACCTTCGGTCGACTGCAGGAACGTATTCGACGGCGAAGTCGTCAGTTGCGGATTGAAAGAGACAGTCATCTATCGACTCCTTAGTGTTTCTGGCGGGGGTCGAGCAGGCGAACGCCCTGACCTTCGTGTTTGAAGAAGCCGAGCCACGCGTTCATGTCGCCGCTGTACTCGGTGATCTGACGACCAGCCTCATCGCGCCGCACGATCGGGATCAGCTTGCCGTTCGGCGATACGGACGGGCTGCGTGCATATGCCTGTGCGTCCATGCGGATTTGTTCTTCGACGGTGTCGAACACGACGCCATCGAGCGAATCCAGGCGGATGCCCTTGAACTTGTCGCTGTGCTTCTGGAAGCGCGATGCGAGGCGTTGGCGGTACGCAATCGGGCTTTCGCCGTGCAGCGGTGCCGGGATGCTGTCACCCAGCATTTGCGCGACCGAGTCCCAACGGGCTTGCGCCGAGCTGAGTGCGTCGCGGTCGCTGACCGACAGGGGAGTCGTGAGCGACGTGATGCGGGCATTCATCGCTTCGAGCTTCGCCTTCAGGTCCACGTTCTCGCGCGACTGTGCGTCGAGGCGTTCGGCTGTGTCCTTGCGTTCCATCGCTTCCTTCTCCTTGCGTTCGTTCTCTTCGGAGTCGCGACGGGCGCAAGCTTCTGCGTCCTGGCGCTCTTTCAGTTCGCGAGCCGCTTTGGCTTCTGCCGATTCCTCGACAGCGCCGGCCGCTTCAGCCACAGCCATTTCGGCAGCGGGGCCGGCATCGCCGCGCAGCGGAGCGGTAGGCATTGCTTCGCCGCCCTTGTTTTCAAGAGCGTCGAGGCGTTGGCCGAAAGTAGCCATGCCTTCGTCAAATCGCTTGCCAAGAGCGTCAGCCCATGCCGGAACCTGTTCGGCCGGAGCCGCAGTTACGTTTTCATCCATTCTGATTTCTCCGTTGTTGACTCCGCTGGGCTCGCCACCTTTGTCCCACACGCCCTCTTTGCAGATTGCGAGATGGTCCAAGTAGGAGGGCTTACCTTCGATAAGAACCGTCTTCCCGTCGATTTCCAGGAATTCGGCTGAGCCCGCGTCGCGGAAGACAACCGCGGGACTGGTCGATTCGTGCGACTCATGCATCAATAGAGCCGCATCGTCATCGAATACTTTGGCAATGCCCCAGACCTCATCAGCGGTGAGGTAGGGCAGAAAAATGGAGCCGACGTTGCGCTCGCGGTACTCCTTGGCATTCAGGAGTGTTTCCGGGTGCTCGAAGATGACCGGCAGGCCGTTGCAGCGCTGGCGGAACTCTTCAGTCAGGAAATCATCGGGTGTGCGCCACGAGTATTCGTCGAGCGCCGTGCGGTAACTGAGCCCCGTGCCGGTGATGCGAATATCAAAGAGCCAGACGTTTTCGTATCGCTGCGGCGAGGGCAGTTCATGCGCCGCCATGCGCTTGGCAATGTCAAGCTCGTTGCCAGTGACGAGCCCGATCGTCTTGACTACTTCTGGGCGCGTCGGCTCGGGCAGGGCATTAGGTGCGACCCATTGCCACTCGGTATGCTCGTCGTTGAGCTTTGGCTCGAATGGCGCGGCGACGTCTTGCAGAAAACAGGTGTAGTCACCGCCGCCCGGGTTGGTCGTGGTCCGACCTATCCAGCGAATACCATCGGGACATGCGCCAATCTCTTCGGTGCACTCGCGAACTGCGGCCTGTTCGGACGATTCGTCGCCTTCAAGGTGGCCGCCAGGCTGCTCCCATTCGCCTGTGTCGCTGCGCTTGACGAGCAGGTATTGCGGGCCGGGAGCGCGGAAGAGGATGCCGGCGCAGTGGTGCGACTCAGCGCTTGATCCTTCTTCGAGGGGCATGGAGTTTCCAAATGAAAAAAGCCACCGCGTGGGTGGCTTCGTGTGAGTGGTACGGGTCAGGCGTAAGCAGGGCGCTTGATGCGCGTTTCTTCAAGCAGCTTTTGACCTTTGGTGGTTAGCATCTCGGCCGGCAGATCGCGTAGGGCATATAGCGCCACGACATAGCACCGGCAAAACGGCTCTTGCGCCGCCGCGGTGACGTCATCGTAGTAGCCAGCAGATCCAGTCTTCACCAAGCCTTGCTCTTTGGCCCAGCTATCCCTAACCAAGTAGATCTGCTGGTCGCGCTCCTTGTGGTCGGGGCGGTAGTCATAACCCGCCTGGCGCCAGTGGCTTCTCCAGCGATAGGCAATAACGCCGTTTTGCTGGGCAACTACCTCGTTGATGGCAGCAACCAGCTTTGCGCCTTGGTCGATGCTGACGCGGCGCGCTTCATACTTGACCTGCTGGATCGGCTTGGCGATGTGCTCTTTGACATCAACTTTGTCGACGGTGCGCGATCCCTGATCGGGGATGGACGTTGCCCAGCCGGCCGCACGCTGGAGCATCTTCTCCACTGCCTGTTCGCGGTTCAGCTTGATCAGCTTCGTACTGGCGAGAATCCGCCTGTCGAGCTCTGCTCGAGCAAATGGCTTCAGCCGCTCGATCGTAAAGCGCGGCACGCCTGGGTGATACTTGAGAACCGATGACTGCGAGAAGGTCCGGTTGAAGACCGACTGCATCGCCAACTGCATGCGCGTCTGAATCTCTTCAGGAGATGGAAGATCGGCGACCGCGGCATATCTCAGCCGCTTCAGCCATTCATCAAGCCGCGCGACATCGTCGTAACCATTCTCCGAAATATCGCGCACCGCCGCCGTCAGCACCTCATGGAAAGATGCGTTGATGGATGGGCGGTCGCTCATTCGTGGCTGCTTTCGACTTCAGGCTTAGGTTCTGCTTCGGGAGTGGGTGGCACATATGATGCAAGCGCCTCTTCGTCAATCTCAAGCGGCGTGGAGAACAGCTTTTTGCGCTCTCCGGCCACTTCAGCCAGCCAGACGGTTGCCTTCGCCTTGTTGATCGGATCGAGTTGCGGCGACATGACCTCGTACAGGGCGATGGCCGATTTCATTACCGTATCGTCGACCTTGACAAGTTCCGATTCCGGCTCAACCAGCAGATTCGGCCACTTCGCCGTGAAAGCATTCTTCCACTCGTAGAAGGCTGTCTCGTACGGAACAGGCCGGTACTCGGCGTACTTGCGCTGGATGATCTGGTAGAACGACGGACTCCACGCGCGCCGCATGACGATCTCGTCCATGAAGCGGTAATCCGGCTGCATTTCGATCCGCATCCGGTCGATATAACGCGCGATGATCTTCGCGTCTTCTGAGCCTTCTCCGAACCCCTCGGTCAGCGTCTCCTGATACAGCATCGAGGCGGGCATCTTCGCCGCGGTCGAGATGTTCTTGATGCAGTTGTTACGTGAGAATTCCGCGGCGTCGCGCAGGTTTTTCAGGTCGATCGACTCAATCGATTCGTCGATACCGATCGAAACTACGTTGCCGGTCTTCGCACCTTTGATCGCCTGCCGCTTGAAACTGAACCAGCTGCGCGAGCGCTGATCAATGACCGACCCAGGCGATTTCAGCTTCGCAACCAGCAAAGCGGCTTTCTCAGCCACCGCCTGATCGGTGATCATCGTCTGGATGTAGGTCTTCAGCGGGTATAGGGCGCGCTGATAGACGGAACGACCGACGAAGCCAAATGCGCTGTTGGTCCACTCGATATAGATCGGCGACTCATTGAGCGCAATCACTGCACGCGACGAATGGTAATCTTTTCCCGAGACCCGGATGTATTGGGGCTTCTGGAAGTCCGGCGCGTTCGGATCCTGATTCAACGTCAGGGAGCCGGCCGTGTTCAGCGGATCCCATGTGTTGAAATACAGGTCCATTTCGTGGAGCCTGTCGTAGGGCAGTGGTTCGGTCGTCGGCAGTTCGTTGCCATTCAGGAACTTTCCGCCCACGCCCAGAGACGCAATGCCGTAGACCCGCTTGATGGTCTGATGGGCCTTGATGATCTCGTCGGCACCCGTCATGCCGATCGCCATCCACTCACGGTTGAACGCTTCTTTCAGGTCATCTTCCGGTCCACCCGGAATGGTGATCTCGCGCTCCTGGCTCTGGGCTTCCTCAAGGGGAGCCTCCGCCATCTTGGCGCCGAGCGGGTGATAGCTGTAAATCTCTTTGCAGGTCTCGTAGGACGGCGACGAACCCGGTGCGATGTCCTCGGCATCGAGGATCCGCATGAGGGCGGTCTTCTTGCCAGACGGCACATCAAGTACCGCCGCGCCGCTGTCGGATTGAAGATCGCTCATTTACCAGCCAGAAGAATCGCCGAGCGAGATTGCTGCGGCATAACAGAACACGTCGAGCGCGTCCATGTGATGGGGGGTTTTCGTGCCAATACGGAAGCCGCAAACCTGCGTCAAAAGATGATTGCGCACCTGGCCTTTGTAGTTCGTGACCTTGTCGTATGCGTACTGGCTGAACTTCACATCGCCGCGGTAGACGTAACCACTCACCGAGAGAGCCCGACCTTCCTTGCCAAGGTCGACGAGCTTTTCCTCGATCGGGTAGACCGGCAGATCGCGGCGCTGACACTGCTGAATCAGGACGGTGCCGCTACCTTTATCCTCGACCCAAATGCCGACATTGCCTTGGCGTGCACCTGTTGCCTTAGCCAGATCCTCGAGCCGCTGATTGACTGAGGGCAACCATTGCTCGAGCAAGGCCCCTTGTATCTGCACCACGTCCCAATCCAGGATGATCAGCGGGTGGCCGGCGATCTTGTTGCGCGCGCAGTAGATGACCGCCGTGCCGTCGTGCTCGAGCCCGTCTTTAAGCGCCGTGTCCACAACGGCGAATACCTGATCGCAACGGGTCGGATAATCGACCCCTCGTCCATCAACAAGCAGATTGACTTCGGAGAAGAACGCCGATCCGCGCCAGTCAACGAAATCAGCGAGGTATTCCTGCTGATAGACCAGCGGCGGGTAATCGTGAATCAGCTTTGCGACGACATCCGGGTCCAGGTGCGGATTGGATGCGGTCGGGGCGTGGTATTCAACCCAGCCTTCAACGGGATTGGTGCACGCCTCATAGAAGTAATTGTCAGGGTCGATGCCTTTCGGCGTACCGGCCATGATGATCGAGCCGTTGTAATCCAACAGTGTTGGACGTATCGACTGATCAATGATCTCTTTCAGGCCTTTTGCCTTGAGGCTCGCCTCGTCAACGATGACCTTGTGATACTTGCGGGACCGGCCGGCGTTTTCGTCTTCAAGCGTCCAGAACTCAACCAGGCCGCCCGTATTGAGTTGGATAAGCTGATCGATCTTGGACTTGGACTGAATGACCGGCTTTAGCGTATGGATCAGATTCCCATACGTCGGCGCGTTGAGCTTGTACTTCGGACCCAGCCAGCCGACGCGCTCGCCATTGAACGCCCACTTGGCGGCGCACCGCTCAAGCAGACTGGTCTTGCCAAAGCGCCGACCGCAACGGATCACTACCTTCTTGTGCTGCTTGAACCCCTGGGCGATCTCGATCTGGCGCTCGTGGAGCTTCTGCAGCTTGACGGATTCCTTCATACATCTGGATCCGGATCATTGAGCGCGGGTGGATCATCTGAGACAGCAAAGACTTCCTTGTTGGCCCTTACGAGATTCATGCCGATCTCGCTGGCTTCGTTCGCCATCCTGGTCAGGACAGCAATGCCTTTAAGCGCGCCCAAACTCTCCTCGGTCAGCGGCGCCGCATCATCGATCTCGGCGACCTTCATGTGGGCGATACCCGCCAATCGGTGCGCTGTCGCTGCGTTGTATGCCGCTGCGGAACTGAGATGCCCAAAGGTATTGGTCAGATTCCGGAGTATCGAAACGGTATCGAATTGTTCCGAAACAGACAGCTTTCGAAAATCCGTTTCTGCCTTAACTATTTGTTTCGCAACGTCTTTTACTGCGCTTGCGCGTTTCGAAACGTTTTCGCTTATCCGGGTTTTTGAGACTCCGTACTCGCGGGCAAGATCGGCGGCCTTCTCTCCGTCAAGGAGGCGTCGGCGAATCTCATCCCACTGCGCATCTGTCAGCTTGGATGGTCGGCCCATGTTTTCTATGGGCTACTGCCCTTATCGAGAGAAGAGACGGGCAAGGAATTATGTGGCCGCCCTCGTGAATGGCTACCGGACTTAAACCGGCTCCTCTAGTTCCGCGCTTGCGGCCAAGGCGCTCGTCAACAAAGCCATTCGTGAGAGCAGTGTCCTATCCCCCACCATCCCATCATGAGGTATAGCTTAAGCGGCCTAAATGTCGTTGCCGTCGTCGTTACCGCTAGGACCGCCCAGGAACTTTGCGCCCGGAATAGATGCCGCCAGCGCGGCGCCTATCTGCATGGCATATTCGAGATGATCGAATTCACCCATCGGACCACAGCCAGCCTCGCGAGCCTCTTCGTTGTAGTGATAATGCGTGACAACATACCGAGTCACCGCGCGCACTCGGAATTCGTTCGTTTCCATGCTTGCTCCTGTCTGTCTCAGCAGAGACATGTGGTTGAAAGCTATACCGCTTCTTCGAACATCTCAGGGCACACGGTATTCCGTGCGACCTGTCCATACCTGTCGTGGTATGTGACGATCGATGCAGCGCGATCTGAAATCCATCCGCCGCGGGCCGCGTAGGCGTCTCGGGCGGCCAGGGTAGGGTGCTGCACCACGGTCATGCCCGCGTACTCTTTCTCGTCCACGTGGTGGCGGTGGCCGCAATGGGCGAACCGCTTCGTGGTTGCTCCCCATACTTTGGGGAACTGCGCGGCGAACAACATCGGCAACTGTTCGTTTTTCACCTTATGGCCATGGTGAAAGGCCAGCATCGTTTCGCCATGCTGATGCACGTAGAACGGCAATTCAGAATCGTTGACCGTCAGCCGCGGCTCGTTCTCGTATAGCGCCTGAAACAGGTGGCGCATGAGCACTGAACTCGACTCGTCGTGATTCCCCTCGCAGATCAGCAAATGAACCGTTTCGTGCTTTGCCAGCGCGTAATCGATCAGCCGGCGGATCACGCGGATCGCCACGCCAACGATTTTCGAGAATCGCCCGTCAGCATCAAGGACGTTGTGATGCGCCGGAGTAACCGGCAAAATCGAGTCGACGTGTAGGGTATCGCCTTGAAGGCACAACACGCACGTCTTGGCCGCCGGAGCCGCTTCTATCATGTGGATGAAGCTGGCCAGCAGAAGATTCTCTGCGATCTTCAGATTCCAGTTGGCGCCGCCTTCGCGATGCCAGGCAAGCATGCCTATGTGGTAATCAGTGAAGACAGCCAGATTGCACAACGCCGCATCTGTCTTGGCTGGGCTCTTTGCCGGCTTAACCCGCGGCAGCGTTTCCGCCATCGCAGCGCAAGCCTCACGGAAGATTTCTTCCTGTCTGGCCTGATTGACCTCGCTCTTAACCCACTGTGCAGCGATGCCTTCTGGCGTGTAGAGCGTCGATACGCCGCGAACACGATACCCATCGGGGACTGTTCGGGTTAAATCGTGCTCCGGTGACCACCCCATCTTCGCCGCTTTAGCCTGCAGCGCCGCGACCGTATTCCCGACCGTCCCACGACTTAGGCCCAAGGCGTCTGCTGCTGCACGCTGGCTGCCATACTCGTCTATGGCGGCAAGAATGGCCGCCTGACGTTCGGTAGCGAACTCGCGGAGCTTCGGATCTATCATGGTCGCTCAGGAGTTAAGAGGGGCTTTAAACTGGCCGCACCAGTGGTCCGGGTTGACTTCCACGTTCTGTGGCGTCGATACACCGGTCTGGTAGTCGTACACAAATACCGGCGGCATGAGGCGGCAACGCAGTCCGTCGCCGCGCTCGATATGCGAGAAACGGCACTCGCGGCAGATCTCCGTGCGCTCCTCAGAAGCTTTAGGTTTGCGCGCCATGAGACCACCGCTGAATAAAAAACCGCCTAAGCGGCAAACGCTGGTGAGTCCAGCGCGAGGAGGTGTTCGATTTCCTACCGCTGTGCGTTTTTAGCGAACAGGCGGCTGAAAGAGTGCGTGTGGGGCTGAAGGCCGATCGCGCGTACGCATGGCGCTTTGGCAGTCTATCGACTCGCGCTACGCTTGATGAGCCTTCACTACGTGGCCCGGTTCCCCTATGCCTTTACTCCGCCAGAGGGAGAAAGCTGAGTAGCTAGCAAGGCAACCCTGCTCGCAAACGTAACGGGCTATTGCGCATATTCGGCATCAGGGCACTTCCGGACGATCCCAATGCAGACCACGTAGTGAAGGGGCTCTTAACGGGAGCCACGCGGCGCGCTATGGACGCCTCACCCGGCGTAAAGGCCGGCAGTGATAATGAGAGCCCAAATCAACTCTCTAGCCCAACTTTTCACGGCTGGCGGATGGGACCTCTATCCCCATCGACCTGCGGGTTTTACCCCGCCGCTCTCTCTGGATTCTGAGCTACGCCATGCGTGAAGACGGTCCGTTGTGCCGCAGGGCTGGACCATGGCCAAATGAGACGGCGCTGAAGGTGGCGGGTGGCTTCTCCCGCTTGCGGTGCTTTCAACAACAGTTATACGGATTTCATCACCAGCGTATCAAGGCGCCTGTCTTCGCTGGATCGTTGTCAAACTCTCTGCACTAGCTTTGTCCGGTACTCCGGGGCCGCGCCTACGACATTGCACTCGCTCAGTTATTCGGCTTGCGCCGACCTCTCTCTAGAAGCTGGTTGCCATCCAGCATTCACCCTCAAGAATGACGCCTTACCCGGCCAGGTCTATTTACCGCCGCCGAGCGGCAACGGAAAGCGTCATGTGTGAAGAACCTCTTGCGAGGTCAATATTCTTTCCTTCCGGCTCATCTAAGATCAAAATTTTGGCGCTCCACGCCGCCCGTATCATGCTGCCGAGCCTATCGGCAGGCGGCGGGAGCGGGGATCAAATGAGATTCCAGAATTCCTCATCCACGAAACGAGAAATCTCGACATCGACGTCACGCGATTCAAGCAACGCCCGCATCGTCTCAGGGCTGATAACCGGGCGTAGCGCCTCAACCAGCACGTCGGGACTGCAATGAATCCGCGGGTATTGCTTCGGCTCAACGCCCACATATTGGCTCACGGTCAATCCTTGAACAACGGGCGAAGCGCTTCACCCAACGCCTTGGCGAAAGTCACTGGGACGATCTGATCGCCCATTGGTGCGTTGTCGCAGCAGGGGCCACATTCCTTGGAGCGCAGGTTCCAAGAACCGTCATCCCATTTGCGCCACATCGCGCCACACACCGTGCAATGGTGGCTTGGGCGCGCGCCGCCAGCGAAAGTAGCATCTATATTACTCATCGCACCAAGTCTCCAGAAGCCAGTCGGCGTAGCTGGTGAGCGCTTGTGCGCAGAATAAATGCCATGTGCCGCCCAGAAGGAAGCCTTCCGCGAAGATGTCAGCGATTTCGTCCATTAGTGCCTCACAGCGAATAGGGCTTGCGCCGCCTCATCCGGGCTCAGGCCGGCCTGGTGATACCCGCGTAGGCGTTGGCATGTCGTATCGCTTGGAGCCCAGCCACGCGCGATGTACTCAGCGCGAAAGGCAGCATCAGCCGTATCGCGAGTCCACTCATACAAAATCGCCTGTTCGCGCTCGGTCATGTCGTCCGTGGATATCAGACCGATGTGCATGGCGTTTCGAATAGGGCTTCTATGCGTTTCAATGCTTCGCTGCGCTCTTTGGGCTGCGCCTCTTCAGCGAGGAATGCTTCCAAAGGCTT